CGATGATAGTAAATTTTTGGGGGGTATATATTCATGCACTGCCACCAGTGGGTAGCCATTTTTTTGACGTTTTTTTGCGTCAAATAATTGTCAGAGGTGTCAAGTGATTGACTATCAGTTGATATATTATAGATTATTCAATAAAATCAAACACTTAGCATATATAATGCCTATATTCGCATATATTTTTATTTTTTTGGGGTGGAAAAGTGATAGTGGCACGATACTTGCCTTGCGTAGGCATGCGCCAGTGGGGGGTGTACAGTACGTATGTACACAGAAATACACAGATTAGGTATTTTA